TGGGTTTGAAACGTAAGCACTAGGGTCATCTTGTTTAAAGTAGATGGGATTTTCGTAGTCCCAATCAGATTCGTCAATGACGTTTAAATCCTCATCAAATATGTATACTTTCGAGTTTCCTGTAGCAAAGACTTCAACTATATTTTTGCCTTTTACTAATTGTCTTTGCCTTGTATAAGCTGTCTTGGTGTCTATATTATTTACTAAATAGCTACCATCATCATAATTTATTCTTATAACATAAGGTTCTGCCGCAACTACCGCTGTTTTTTCTTCATAGTTCATCGAAGTACCAATAGACCTCATATTATAAAACAAGTTAGGGTTACTTGTTCTAAAATAATTTCCCCAAACCCTAGAAACCATGTTTAGGTTGTCAATTACATTGGCCCTATCATATTTTACTATACCCCACGATATTTTTGTTTTATTTCCTCCAAAAGAATAATATATTTCACCTAACCTTTTATTTATTCCGTCAAACCTCCATGCAGTATTTTGCTCTGGATTTCCGTATGGCGGAGATGTTTGAACTGAACTAGTTTGTTTGTTTATTAAGAAAAATTCAGAATTAGCAAAATCATCTTTATTAATATCTATAACAACTATACATACAACAGATGTTCCTGCGCTTTGTTGATTTATGAACTCCGAATCTAATACTTGCACCTCGTGAACTATTGTTTGACTTTCTACATCAAAGTAGGCTAAGCAATTCCTTTGTTGCCAATTAAAACCAGTTGGACTAAAAGTTGAAAGTAGGTTGCCCTCTAAATCATATTGCTCAAATTCTAGAGGTTGCAGCGGTCCTTGTGTATTTACTTTTAATAACCTATATGCAACGCCGTTTCTAGCATCCATATATATAGATGAATATGTTAAGGCATCATCTTCATAAAAGATGCTTTCATATTTTGTATCTCCTATTAGATTCATTCTATCTTCCTTTGTGAGTTCTGGTTAATATTAATCTAAAATCATAAATTAATAGGTCTTCATTTATTGCCTCTAGTGTTATTTTTCCCCCGTTTGCTTCCCATGTATCTAGAGTGTAAGCTGTAAAAGAGCTAATGTAAAAATGCTCTACTCCGTTACCTTTCGATAAAGTAAATTCTCTCTCATATATTAACCCTATCCCCCCTACAATATCAATGCTTGATTTTACTCTAGGATTTGCTCCTGCTCCATCTGGCTTAACTTTAAATTCAATCGTAATAGCTAATCCATCTCCATTCCTTCCTGTTATTGCAGGCTCTAAATCAATTGCAGTAGTGTTTGCTGTTGCTGCATCTTGTGCTTCTACTTCCTCAGCATTTTGAAACGGTGTATTACTTACATTAACTATAAAAACATCATTAGATAGTATGTCTGCTATTTCTCCTGTCGCTCCACTTGTTGCCCCTGTTAATGTGTCTCCTATTTCAAATACACTAGCATCATCGAGAGTTAACTTAGCTGAATAGAACATCGTGTTTATGTCTAAAGGCTTTTGTGAATCTACTATCGTTCCCGTGTTTATAGGAAATACTACTGTTGCAGCATCAGCTAATGAGTATGGACTTCCAACTGTATACCTTGTATCTACATAATCAGCCCATCCAGATAAATTCGCTCCTATTTGAGTGATTAACCAACCGTTTAAAGTTCTCTCTGCTACCTGATAATTTGTAACCGTCTTTTGTCCTAGTTTATCGCCTGGGTAATTTGCTGTCATGTAGGCTTCATCCACAAACACATCTCCCAAGTTCCTAACATATAGCTCATTAGTTACAATTTCCTTTCTTACTCCATTCTCATCTCCAATCCATAAGCTACCATCAGTTAAAAAAGGGGAGAAAGAAATCAAATCCCAATCATCTGTATCACTTACATCTGCTGTAGTTTCTTTATTGGCTCTCGCTATTCCTAGTCTAGTTGTATCATAAACCGTTGCTCCCTCCTCATAAAGTCCTGCTTCATAAATTGGAATGATAGTACCTCTTACAACCTCTTGCTGAATATTTCCTGCTCCAATGTCAATCGCAATATCTGCTTCTACATTTCCAGTATTGGATGCAGTAAAGTTTTGAACCACTTTGTAAAAGTTTACACTTTCATTAATGATTCTAAAAATGATGTTATCAGCAACTACATAACTATCTCCTGGTACATACTCATCTTTATCTCCTGTTGATGGCGCTCCTTTGTCGGCTTTAGTTGCTAGCTCTGCTATTATCTTTTGAGCCTCCCACAGTCCTACAGTCGTAGAATTATTATTTATATCAATTTTTAAAACAACATCATCCTGCAATTCTAAATCAATTTCATCAATTAAATCAGCTAGGGCATTAACAACTGTTTTAGCCTCATTAGCATCAAGAAATCTAAATAGCTCATTGGTTGGAAGTAATGAGGCTTGAGACTGTACTTTGTCTGCGTATGTTATTTTTGGTGCTGCCATGATTTAAAAATTTCTTTTTTGATAAATGTTTTTATTGTCAACAAATTTAAGCAGATATCTTTTATCAAATGTATTGAATAAAGGAGGCTTTTCTATCTCGCTTAATCTTACTCTTATTCTCCTCCAAACACTCTCAGCCTTTATTGAGTAGTCAGTAATGTAAATTTCATTAGCTAGTACCTTATTATATACTAACTTATTAGCCACTTCCCAAGGCAATAACTTTGTATTTAAATCCCATACTCGGCTCATTGTGTCCTTGATCTGCTTGAAGTTGTAGTTTGTGTCTTGATACCTTTCTGTCTCATATTCTGGTGTCGGATTGCCAAACCTTCCAGGAATCCTTAAGTACTGTCTCCAATTCAATCCAGTAAAATCAAACTCGCTCCCTATAATGTTTCCATTTTGTACCGATTCAATCTTCACAGTATTATCCGCTGCTAAGTCGCTATAAGTTTGCAGCTTAAACTCTCTTGATGTGTAAGTGCTTGTAGTTCCTAAAATGTTTAAATCCGCTTCTAAGCTATATATTCCTGCTCCCTCTGCTAAGTAAACAGCATTCCAATCAATAACAAATCCAACGTATTTCTCCTGTTCACTACTTCCACTAGTAAAGCCATCAAATAATTCCCCCAGTGCATCATCATCAAGAGTAGCTACTTCTACATTATTCTTTAATAGTTTCATTATTATGCTGTCTCCTGTTACCAATCTTTTAAATAAAAACTCGCTTTTATCGTTCTTGTAATCTAGTCCATCAGCAGACCTAAATACATTCTCTTGATATTGACAAGTTATGTAATCACAAATACAAATCTCATTTTCTGCATCTGGAACTATTATAGGAACAATCTCCCCTAGCTGTTTTACTGCCTGTCCATTAAATGGATATGGTTTTATGTTTGGTATTTGTTCAATTATCATTAGTTCATAGGTGTATCAAGTGCATAATCAAATCCATCCTCTCCTGGAGTTGGATTTATTTCTTGTTTAGTTCCAATCCTTGCAGATATATTATAGCCTTTCCCTGCATCAATGCTATCTCCATTAATTAAACAAGTAGCTACTACCTTACCGCTTACTAGCTCTGTTTTTAGTAGCGTTTCCCCGTCAAGAGGTTTTAGAATTTGAACAACATCGCTATTTTCTCTAGTACCTAATTCAAATATCTGGAACCCCTGTTGATTTGTTTCTTCAATTCTATTGATTGCAAATATATCATCTAGGCTAGTGATTGATCCATTCTTATTGGTCCAAACAACTTGGAAGATTGTATCTTCTCCAGACAACACAGCTCCATCTAAATTTTCATTGTTTAAAGCTCTAAAAGTATTTATTTCTGCACTCCATTCTGGCGTTTCATTTTCGTCTTCTCCGTAATCATAAACATCAATAGCAGGGGATAAATGCAAGTAGTCAGTATTCCCAGACCTCGATGCATTAAAATCAGTTCCAAAAATGTTAGCTTGCACTGCTAATCTTATCGTATATCCTTCCTTTAAGCTGTAATTACTAGCCTTTAAATTTCTATTGCCATTTGGCTTATTTTCATCCAAGAAAACAGGAGGAACATCTAAGTTTTCAATCCAATCTTGCCAGGATATTTTCTGAGCATAAACACACTTATACGTCGTTGGAGAAATAGGATCAAGTGGATCAGGAATAAACTCTGAAAGCTCTTTATCATAGTTGACTTTGATTTGTAAAAAATCATCATTAGAATCTAAAGGATAGGCTCTCTGTTTATTCACATATATCTCTTGGATTCCATCCACTACTACACTATTAGAAAGGTCTAAGCTATAAGTGTCTAATACGAAAAACTCCTCTGTAGCTTCATTGTATGCAACCAATGAAAAGTTTAAACTATTTATGAAAGCTTCTAAAAAAGTAAATGCTACATAATCAAAAGTGGCGAATATTCCATCCTCATTCCAAGCTTTCAAATCTGTATATCCAGATCCTAGGCTCAAAGTGTCTGGGTATGGGTACATATAAAAATTATTTACTTGCGCTAATCCTTCAATATCTGGGGAATCGTCGAACTCACTAACATCAACAAGTAGTGTCGCTCTTGATGAATTCCCTGCTTTCTCATCTCCACTCCCTATTTGAACTGCCAACAAATAAAAAGCTTCTCCAGCTTCCCTTTTTGCTACTATTCTCTCTTTTTGTTCGGTTGTAAATTCTAATACTATTTCAATTTTTTGAACTCTTGCACTTACGAATGTGCTTTTTGCAGACTTAATAATATCATTTACAGAAAACGGAGACTTATTACCGCTTATTCTGTTAGCTCCTACTTGGATGCTATCATACATAAAATTCTCCTGTAAGTTCTTTTCTGTAGTGTTTTGATACGCATCCTCATCTGGCAAAAAGGAGAAGTAAGGAATGAACTCATAAAAAAGAAAGTTAAAGTCTTGCTCAGTGTTTTCTATTTCAATTTCTACCTTAGTTTGTTCGCTGAATAGCAATCCATCTGTTTCATTGCCTCCATTAACAGCAGAATACTTTAAAGAGTTTATTTTATAAATGCTGTTAAAACCATTAAATGACTCATTAAACCACGATACTGAACCTAAATTATCATCCTGTCTTATCTCAAATGAGCTATTAGGATTGCTTAAGTCTCTTCTAAATTGTGCATTGAAAACATACTTATAAGATGCATCTCCTTCATAATCTTCTGGAGGTATTAAGTTCTGGAGATTTGTTAATTGCCCTTGTAGATAGTATGGGTTAACTATAAAAACGTGAGTTATCTTGAACAGTAAAAGATTATTATAGTTAAATGACGTAGGGAAATCAACATCTGTAACTCTCCCATCGTACTCAATTGACGCCTCTCCACTAATCCATGCCCGATTATCTCCTCTTGGTAGCATATCCTTCTTAACTTGACTAGGAATGTTTATGCCTCCAGTATAGTAGGATGCGTTGCTTTGGCTTACTTGGCTTATAGTGCTAAAGTTGTCATCATTTTCAATAATTCCATAGTCATAGATAAGAGCTTCAATACTTCCAGATAAGAACATTGATATCCCTTTTATAGAGAATACTATTGGTACGCCTGTTACCCCATTCATGTCGATCTCTATTACATTCTCAGTTACACTTATAACTCTTTTATCTTGGTACTTAGTTAAGCTTATTGCACCTGGAACAATTATGTGTCTTAATAAAAATCCTACGTCTATATTATCCTCTGGCAAAAATCCCTCTTCAATAAAGCTCCCATCATCAGTTCTAGTTACTGTCAGTATGTCTCCATCTTGCCCGCCAAAGATAACAAGCCAATCTAAGTTATCTTCTGGACCTTGATACTCTACAAATCCAACGCTTAATCCAATTGTAGTTTCAACCTTAATTCGGTCCATTACATTTGCGGCAAGATTAGTAGTAAAGTTCAGAAAAGCAAAGCTGTTAAGACTCTCACTATTAATGATCTCAGATAAAAACTTTTGTTCTCTTATCTTAATTTCCATTGATTTCTTTTATAAGTTGTTCTACTGTTAACTCTCCCTTTTTTGCCCTGCTTAATAGTGATTTATATTTTTCTTTCTCTTTTTCGTCTTTGAACTCATTAATTTTATCATCTGCTAATCTTTCTTGCTGCTTAGCTAAATCAGTAGCAGTCTTAAGCATTTTCTTTAATCCATCTATTGATTCCTTCATGACTGTATTATTTGAGTCTCCTTTAAGTTTTTAGTGTAGACTTCACGTACCCAAAAGTCTACAGTAGCTGTATCACTCCCCATTGTCCATTCAAAACTAATGATTTTTGCTTCACTACCTTGGAATATGAAGTAACTATTGTTTATAAGCTTCTTGTAATCTTCCAAACCAAAAGGAATAGTGACATCTCTATAAATTGCCTTTTGGCCTCTAAAGTTTTTAGTTACAAATGACTGCTCTTGATAATATTTATTATATAATACTGGAGCGCTGAATAGATTTCTTTGATTGTTTGGTATTATTCCACCGTTAACATAAACTAGCTTAGGTATTGAATGCCAGTTTTGGCTCTGCTTCATTACTCCTACTCTATCCTTTATTTTGTTTTCAAATCTTGTTCCTCCTCCTAGAATTCCTGTAGTGTTATCTACTACAGAAGCCAAGCTTTTTAAAAGGTTCTCAAACGGAGTTAATTCGTTTTTTCTGCTACCTAATGCTAATCCAAAGTCAACTTCCAATAGTCCTTTTAAAGTATTGTTTCTTTGATTTCCTATATTGATCACATCCGTTTTGACTTCAATGGAAGTTCCTAAGTAATTATCTATTGTATATTCATCATTTACATCAACAGAGAACTTTAAAAGCTTTGTAGATTCTAATTCGTCCATATTAAAAGTCTTTTGCTCAATTAGAACTGGCTTCATTTCAAATGTGCTGTTCTTAATCCAGAATGGATCATCCTTTGGCCTCAGTTGGACTACGTTATTAATTATAGCATACCTTCCATCACATAACTGCTTAGCTCTCTCAAACATCTCAGAGCATACATATCCATTATCTCCAGAGTTTGGAATTCCTTTTTGAGTTCCTTTTGGAAACTTAATAAATCCTAGCTTATCCTTTCCATCTACCTCTTGATTTGATGGAATGTAAGCAACATTGCTAAACTCACTAACAGAAGTCTCAAACCCATAGCCGTAATAACTGCAAACAATCTCTAAGGCTCTTCTAAGGTTTAAAGCTTTATGATCTCTCTTAAGCGTTAAAAAGCTGCTTATTAAAGTATTTGTTAGGTCTACTATAGCTATTATTAATGCTGTAGTATAAATTAAATTTAATATCAATGTAGCAGCAGCGTAAATAAGTGCTCCAACGCTTCCAGTAATTCCTGCTGCTGCTATTCCAGAAATAGTAGCAATGTTATCAGCTATCCTTTTAACGCTCTCAGCGACCTCCTTAACCATTAGATAAATAACAATTGAAGTAGATACAATCTCTAATAAATTAAAAGGCTTCTCCACAACATAGGGAATATCGATGTAATCTGAACCTTTTATTACTCCTATACTTTCTAGGTAGCCATAGGTAAGAGCCTCTATTTGTGCAAAAAAGTTGTCTAATCCGAATGCATTTGTTGTATTAACCTCTATCTTTCCATCATCTGGCAAATCTCTATAGCCTAATGTAAAATCTATTACTGAGTTAAATGATACTGATTGATTACTATTGTTGAATAAAGTTAATGTAAATGGTAGTCCTTCAAATATTTTGTCCTCATTAATCCAGTCTAAAATATATTGCCTTGCCTCATTTGAAAAAGTAAAAGTCTCAGAGCTTATCTGAGGCTGTACTGAATCATTTTCATAGGTCGCTGATATTACTGCCTCTTGCCATTCTATAGGTGCATTGAACTCAATCCCATTAAGCAGATATCTTTGATTCGTATTTATTGAAACAATGCTCATTATTTATGAAGCTTTGAAATGGTTACTACTTTTTTATTTCCTCTCTTTTTTGTGTGCTTAAGAACATTTCTTAAAGAGTCAACATCAATTAAATCTTTGTCATTGTGCATTGATTTAAGCGATCTATTTACAGCTTTAATTTCTTTGAGTAGGCTTCTTTGATCTCTATCATTTTTGCTCTGCTCCAGTACTTTTATATTGTTCCCTTGGAGTAAATCATTAGATAGTAAAGAATTGTTCTCGCTGTTTTTTACAATATCAATTATTTCCTCTCTTGATTTATACCCTACCTCCGACCGATTCTTCTCAGACCATACTTGCTCTCTTGGATGTAGCACCCAAAGCTTGCCTCCTTTCTTATCAATGTCTCCTCTTCCTCCAGTATCATCTACTCCATCAAAAGCACTTCCAAATGATTGAGCAAGTGCTCTAAGTATTCCTATATCTCTTACTGTATCAGTTAAAGGAGATTGACTACCGCCTGCAACATTAGAATTATATGATTGTAGGACTGTGAATAAAGCTTGCGTTTGTTGCTGTCTTTTTAATGTTTCAAGTCTTTCTCTCTCTAATTCAGCTTCTTTCTTCTGCTCGAACGCTATACTCTCTTGCGCTCCAAGTCTGCTCTGTTCAGCTTTATTAATCAATTGGTCAGTTCTCCTTTGTGTAGCTAGTAGATCGCTATTGAGGCGCTCTATTTTAACTATAAACAAATCATCAACAAGCTGTCCAACCGTATTTAGTGAGTCTGTAATAATACTTTGAAGCCTTTGTATTGCTTCCTCTTCCTTCTTTAGCCTATCTTCTATGTCTTCTGCAACAGCATTTCTAAGCTCCTTGTCAGATAATGGCCCTTTTTTGATCTGTCCACCTTCTCTTGTTTCTCCTTTTAACAACCTTTCATAAACATCAATGACCTTCTGCAACTGCTCAGCCTGAATAGTCAGCCCATTAAAAGCATCTATTTCATTTTGTGTAGTTCCCGTTACAAGCCTTTCACGTGATTCTTCTATTTGCTTTAGTTCTAGTTTTAACTCCTCTAGCTTTGTGAGTTGATCTCTATCGATTAAATCTAGTTCTCTCTTTTTAATTTCTTTTACTGTCTTCTCTATTTCCTCAACAGTATCTAACTCTTTTTCTGCGTCTGCTAAAAATTGACTTGGGTTATCTATAGCTAACTGCAGTATCTGAATTCTTTTTCTTAATTGTCCTTCTAAAGCTTCTAATCCCTTATCTTCTCCAATCGTCCCAGGCGAAAACAGCTTATTGAATGCTCCACCTATATCAGCTCTTCTATCGGTTACTTTCTTTAATTGCTCTCGAGTTCTATTTAATTGACCTCTCAATCTTAGGAATATTTCATCTATGTCATCTGTTGACCCTATTAAAGTCTCAACAAAATTCTTTTCCCCCTTTTCAGCTTGAATAGTAAAGTCATCAACTGTAGTATTCAGAACTGTCAACGTGTCTGTTAAACTAATTATTGATTTAATTGTTCCTTTTATAGCTCTACTTATTCTACCGTCTCCATTCTCAATAGATAAAATGAACTTCTCATAAGTAGAATCTAAAATATCAAATTGGCCTGCTAAAGTATCTAATTGCTCATCTGTTAATGTCTTTAATGATCCTTCGCTTAAGTTGTCAAAAGAATTGGCTAACTCATCTACTCTATCTAGATTATCTGAAAGAATTAATCCTAATGTAAATGACTCTGCCCCAAATAAGTCTGTAGCTGTTTTAACTCTATCTGTAGATGAGTTGATTTTGTTCAAAGCCTCATCTAATGAGAGGCCCTGCTTAACTAATCTAGCAAAAGACGTGTTTAATAATCTACCTGCTCTAGCTGCTCTAATACCGTTATCTTGAAGCACTCCAATTAATGCCGATGTTCTCCCTAAGGTTAAATTCAAAGCATTGGCAGTAGGTGCTACAAATCCCAAAGCATCTTTAATTCTCTGAAAATTAAGCGACGTACTCTTTCTAACATTTGCAATTATATCTGCAAACTCTTGGCCGCTTTCAGAACTCTTCTGAAATGCGTTCAAAGTTTGACCTAAAAAGTCAGCTGCTTCTTCTGAAGTTGTTTGAAGCCCAATCGCTAAATTGTTTATAGGTTCTAATAGATCTATTACCTCATCTTTAGTTTTACCTAAAGTAAGTAATGTTGTAGCTAACTTAGCTACCTCATTTGATGTCTTCCTTGATGATCCAGCTACATCTATAATCTCCTGCCTTAAGCTTGCTAGCTCTTCTGTTGTTTCTCCTGTCAACCCTCTTATAGTAGCAAACTCTGAATCAAATTCTTTGATACGATTAAATGCGTCTCTGAAAGCTCTTGATACCGCTTGAACTCCACCAACTATTCCAAGAGCAACAAATCCACGTTTTATAGTTTGACCTAATTTACCCCAGGCACTCGTATAGTTTCCAACATTTCTCTGTGACTGGCCTACACTCTTATCTATTTTCTTAAGAGACGCATCCGTGCTGTTGATCTCAGTTCTAAGACGTTTCATCGTCTTTCTTTGCTCTTTTGAAAGCTTTATTCCTTGAGCTTCTTGAGCAGCTAGATCTTTGTATTCTTTTCTGAGCCTGTTCAATCTTGTAGATAGGTTTTTATAGGCCCCAAAAACTTTATTATTCTCTGTTACTATCCGTCGATTAATTCTATTTTGTTCTTTTAGCTGTTCATTCAGTAATACATTCCCTTGTATTTCATCGCTATTAGCAGCTTTAAATCTGGCTTGTAGCTGCTGCTTTCTTTTCTTGATGTCATTACTTGCCTTCTCAGCAATGTTAATCTTCTCAATGGCTTCTTTTTGCTTATTAAGCCCGCTTACTGTCTTAGTGTTTGTCTTTGATAGGTCCTTCTTACTTGCTTTAGCTACATCTATGACAACCTTTTCTAGCTTTTCAAATTCACCTATTAGCTTCTTTACGTCTTTAAGCGTCTTAGTAATAGCATCTTTTGCAAACAGATCTTCATTCTTAATATTACCCTCTGCCATTTTGAGCTTCTTTTATAAAATTATAATACTCTCGCACCGTTAATTCATTTGATCGAAGCCTCACCCCATAGAACTTAGTCAGCTTCGCTAAATTGTTTTCAATGTCAACCTTAATTTTTTTACTTTCTATTTTTGAAGTTTCTTCGTGTATTTCGGCAAATGTTAAATGATGTCTTTCTCCAGTTATCAAGTACTCGCATTTTGCTAGTGCCGCCAATCTTTTATTTTCTAATGTTGTTTCCATCTCCTCAGATATTCCAAAGCATTGTAAATATTCATCATTTATTTTTTCCCACGCATCCTCCAAGGCTTTAAAATTAATCTTTTTTGGCTGCTTGATAAATAATAATGTTAAATCTGAAGTCTCGTGAATATCCAACCATAGCAAAATAGGAAGTTTATCAATCGATTTATACATTTCTGATTTTCTTTCTGATTTCTTTGATGATTTCATTTCTATAATAATTTGCTAAATCCTGCTTACTGTCTTCTGTTAATCCTATTATTTCATTGCCCCACCTGAATCTTAAATCTCCATCATCTTTGTCGGTATCTGCTTTTATATTAAATCCTCCCCTATATGCCTTAATTTCAAAAGTATCATAAAAATCTCCTGATTGAAACAAAGTTACTCTATCGCTTGGTAATCCATCGCTTTGCTTTATTGCTATTGTGAAAGGCGCATAGGAGCCTCCAATTGATTCTAAATCCTCTCCATCACTATTTATTCCTTCAAATAACTGTTCCCTTGTGTTGAGTTGTATAATCAGCTGCCTAGCTTCACTTTTCAATGTTATATTGTATAACATATTATCTAAATCAAGGCTTTTGATCATGTTTAATAATCTTATAGCTTTTCCAAAGTACTTCATATTAAAAAAGGGTAGCTGCTTTTTTACAACTACCCTACAAATTTAACTATTTCAAACAATCTGCTATTTTGACTTTTTAGTATATCCCTTGATTTTTTTCCAGGCTACATCTAAATCAATGTTAATGATTCCTTTGTATCTCTTTTTAAATTGGGTTTCTGTCAAGCCCTGCAACGATTCTTTGTTAAAAGAAGTGTTGCCTAGCTTTAATTGCTTGTCTTCTAGTTTCAAATCTCTCATTACGGAGTCAGGATTGTGAAAGGAACAATATCATATCCCTTCGTTAAATCTCCACTCGCCCTATTAGATACTGTGATAAGGTCTGCTGCTGTTACTGCACTATCATAAACAAATGCATAAACTCCATCAGATGTCTCAGTAACAGAGGCTAATGTTTCAGCACTCGATTGAGTTGTGTTAAATGCAGTAAAATCAGCCAACTCCAATCCTTTGGCTTTTGTTTTACTTAAGACTCCTCCGTAATTAGCTCCAAGAGTGACGGTGAATCCTGCTGTTGATATTGATGAATCAGACTCTTTGTAAACTGAAAGCAATCCCATTGCTCCTAAAAGAGTTCCAGTTATCTTACTGCTCTCAATCATTGAGATATTAGCGTCGTCCATTGTCATACTAACAGTAAAGCTAATTGATACCTTCTGAATAGTCGTATCAGTTCCCTTTATAAATCCAACTGACAGTGATTGGTCTTGAATTCTAATCGGGTCCAGAAATCCCTCTCTTGAATTGTCTCCAATTAAATTCCCTGACTTATCAACCACGTAATATCCGCCTTTTACACAACGAATTTTATCAAGTTCAGCCTTAAACTGTGGTGGTGCTCCTACAACTATTCCAGTGAAAGTTCTTGCACCTTCCTGAATGAATACAGATGTCGTATCCTCGAACTCCTCAGTCACATCTTCAGCCCTCTCGTCTGTGATGTTTTTAATTTCAGGAGTTATATACCATCTGTCATCCGGCAATAACGCCTTGATTTTTGAATCAATAAAAGCCTGATCTAATCCTTCTAGTCCAGTTAAATCGATTCCGTTAATAGTTCCATCCTCTTTAAAGTATGGAACAAATATTAGCTGCTTTGTTACGTCAAAGGCAGATACGCAATTTGGTAAACCAGTGTTTCCAAATCCTGTTAAACATGTACATTTCATTTTTTCTAAATTTTAAATTAACAATTGTTATTGATTAAGTTGCAACTTAAATCTTTTCTTATCTCTGAGAATAATCTCATTTCTATCCCCGACAAATTAATGTCAAAGATACTTTTTCCTTGATTTCCGTTTTCTGAAACGTTAATAAGGTTGCTTTCATCATAATCAAAAATGTAAGTAAAAAACTTACTATCCTTAATTATGCTTATAAATTTTCTTGTTAAAACTGACATTGGATAAATTACATTATCATAGTGCGAATCAGTTAGCCAGTTCTTAGTATCTGCTGAGCCTAAAAAGAATAGTCTTAATTCGGATTCTCTATCAATTGCAGACTCAGCATCATTTACCTTTCTATCATTTATTACCTCAAATAGATATATAAATGGTAATATTTCTTTTTTCTTCGTATTCGCTGTTATTGCATTTCTAACCATTTTTAGCGTGCCATGAAAGTACTTTGGACTTGTTAATGTTATTTCATTTTCAGCGATTGAAACAACGTCTATTGATGGCTTTAGCGTGAATCCTTCATTAAATTTTAAATCTCTAACTGTAAATGATGTTCCGGATAACTCAAATAGCATCCCATTCATAATCCATTGAGTGCAATCAGATTCAATTTCAAATGATGTTCCAACCTTAGTGACTGTTTTAAAAATTACAGTTGCTGATATCTCATTAATTATTGATTCTATGATATCTACTGTTTCCACTATATATTTGAATTAAAATATTTTGTTTGGCCATTGAATAAATTGTAATCATATCTCTCAGGATTCCAACAATCAATATAATATTGAATGTTTCTGTAGCTATCTATCGCCTTATTCTCAATTGTATAAAGTCTAGTTTCACTAAATAGAGCCTCAGTTCCATTTGCCTGCTCGTTCTTGTAAAAGCCACCTATATTAGCCTTTATCGGATTATCCCTCATGAAATCAAACCAGAGGAAGCCTAACAGCATCTTTTTTATCCCTATTGATTTAATGATTCCGCAATTATCATCAAGGTGAAATGCATCATAAATGGCTTTAAATCTTAGCTCAGTTGGTTCATTCGCTGTTGGATTGGCTGCAACGTAGTCCGCTAAGAATAGATTGAACAGCTCAGCGCCTAATAAATCAATTAAAAACCCCTCTTCATTCTCGTCTATGTAATCCTGCAATACATCCTCAGAATATACATCGCTAGGAATGTCGAACGGTCCTTTAAAATCAGATACAGATATAAATTTACCCATGATTGATTATTTCTTTTTTGCTTTTTTCTTTTTTGGTGCTTCCTTTTTAGGATCATCTTTCAAATTAACCTCTCCAGCTTCATTGAATACAATATTAGCCTTGGCATCCACCTCGACCATTGTTCCCTCTTTAATCCCTTGGTCAGATAACGAATCATTTGCTTCCAAATCAAGCTCATCAATTGCTCTATACAATTTTTGATTTAACTTAATCTCTTTTTTCTTTTCAATAGCCTCAACTGCTTTCAGTTTCTCTTTAGATTCCTTAGCTCTATTGTCAGATATAGATTCTTTGTACTTATTAAATTCCTCTTTAGATGATTTCTCTGCATACTCTTCATCAATGAATTTCTTTACATACCGACTCTTTAATACAACAACAGTTCCTTTCTTTATTCCTGCTGAGTGATCTTTTTTAAACTTAATATATTCCATGATTTCTTTGCTTTTTTTACCACCAAAAGCCCCCTAATTCCTTAGGGAGCTTTCAATAGAATTTTAAACTCTATACCTCTGTGATTGCTATAATCGCTGCTCCTAAGTCAGGAATGTGTAAGAATGCATTTGCATCCACATTTCTTACTCGAAGATTTAATCGCTCATAAGCTTTTACGGTTACAATCTCTCTCTCAAAGTTGTCATTGTTTTCAAATCCGAAATCAATAGTTATCCCTTTTCTTGAGTAAACTGTTCCCTTCGTAGAGTCCATTACATACGCTTGGCCTACTGGTACTAATTGATTTTCAATTATTCTTAATCCTCCAAGCTGAGTGCCATTCTGACTTACAAAGTTTGGAAGCAAATAATTGTTATCAACGTTCTTATTCAATCTCATTAACGTAGCATCAATTGGATTCAAAATAGCAACATTTGCCATGAATTTATTGTTTTGCCCTGCATCAGCAATTTGAGCCGCTGCTACGGTTAATAAATCAAATAATGTCGCTGCTTGAACTTCTCCAGCATAATCTCCTGCTGCAAATGTTGAAGCTATTGAAGCAACTCCATCTAAGTTTGCTCCAGTTCCATCTCCTAACAATAATTGAGAATCTACTTTTAATGCAACATCAGTGCCTACTAGATTAGTAATCTCGCCTGTAACAAAATCATAATCCTCCATCATGTCTATACATACGTCAACGAAATCTCTAACCTTTTTGATTTCCATTGTTCTAACTTCCCAAGTTATTTTGGATGTATGTGTTGAAGCTGCACAATTTGCTACATTCTTTGCATCTCGTGTCACTGTCTCTTGATCATTGTACTTTACATACTCTTTATTTGTTGTAGAATTGACAAACAATGATCTCATGAATGGCTGACGTGTTGCAATTTGGCCAACTCCTGGCTCCATTTGTGCAAAATCAGACCCAGATGTTATATCCCCAGGATTTTGACTAGCTTTTGTAACGAATTCAGGTACCTCAATTGATAAAGATTTCATCTCTTTTCCAAATCCTTTAAGATCATCAGCATTCTTTTCTAAAGTCTCTAAAATAGCTGCCTTTAATCCTAAGGATTTTCCTGCTGTTTTTGCTTCAACTTCCTTAACTAAGCCTGTAACCTTTTCGCCCATTGTTTGCAAAGATGCTGTTAGGGTTTTGATTTTCAGCTCGGTTAATTCATTGATCATTTTCTCAGCTGCTGTTTTTGCCTCGGTTTCATTTTCCTTTAGATTCTTTGCCTCTGTTTGTAAGTGCTGAATCCCTTTGGATTGTGCATTAATTAGCTCACCTAAATATTTAGATTTCTCCTCGTCATTTAGTTTTTCAAGCACTTCAGGACTTTTTATTTCAAATTCGTCTTTATCGCTTGTTTTAATTACCGCTAATCCTGCCATTGCCATTCCAACTCCTCCCATTGAAAAGCTTGCAGGAACAAAGTCCTTTAAGGTATCCAATGTAATTGATTGATATGCCAATTGAGCCAGATCGTTCATTTGATCTGTAAATAATACTGTTGCCATCGCAGCAACTAGAATAAAAGCTACAAAGCTTAATATTCCTCTCGATTTTAATAATAGATTTTTCACTTTTTTTAGTTTTAAATGAATTTACTTAATGAATTAATTGTAATTGGTCCTTTCTTAGTCTCTTTAGTTCCTGACTCATTTGCATGTTGAGTAGTCTTTTTTGAGGGCTCTTTGATTTCCAATTCTGATAAGATTTGCTTTAGCTGTAACACTTGCAAATCTACCTCTTTTCTAACCTTTTTGTCAAGAGAGGATTTAAGTTGCGCCTTTATAAGGTCAATTCTATCTAAAGAATCCTTAATTATATTTTTGTTTTTGTCTTTTGATTTGCTGCCAAGATATGGAGTTAATGTGTTCATTCCAAAACTTACAACGCTAATCTCAAACAATTCAATTTCTTTTACTACATAGAAGTACCCATACTTATCCGCCTCTTCAGGATTTAATGCCATTGGATAATACTTAGCCCAATTTGCAGCCCATTCGGCCTCTTGTGAATCTCTCTCAGCTAATTCAAGCTGCTTGTATCTGAACCCGATTGAATGGTTATCAAACAATCCCTCTTGATAGTTGCCCAAATCATTCTCCCCTTTCATCGTGTCAGGAATAAAAGACTCAAAGTACAATACATCATTACCCTCGTATTTTCTCTCATCTAATACGGTAATTCTTCCAACTGCATTCCTAGTATTCAAATTGTGATCCGCTTGATGCTTTATCTTCGCAACCGCACTTGATAAAGGACCTCTATCAGCTATTGACTTTTTTGCACATCCAGGAATCAACATATCTTGATCAGAGTCTATGTAAAAATATGTGTTGGCAATTGCTTTAATTGTTCTTTCAGAATCATTTATCTCTTTAACAGAGCTTTGATAACTCGCTGTTTTGACCCCAAAGTATTTGCTAATCTTCGCTTCCGTCGTTTCCATTTTCAATTCTTTTATCAATTAATTTTATTGATTCATCCTCACTCATATCTAATGCATCCATCAACTGATACATTGCGCTTTCTTCAGACCAATCTCTACCAATTCCTATTAATATATCTCTGATTATTTGGCTTCTGTTTCGATTCTTAATCATTGCCTTTGCTTGATCCTCTTGAAGTGCCTCAATCGCTTCTTTATCAAGCTCAACAATATACTGAACATTATCTCTCTCGGAGAATAGTCTAATGTAATTGTGATTTAAACTTTCTATTTCCTTTTCAAGAGGTGGAATTACTGCGTTTACATAAAAATCTTTTGTATCCTGTAAGTTGTTATTGTAACTCGCTCCTGTTGGATCGTTGAACATTCTCGATTTTGCCCCATAGATTGAGCAGATATCTCTAAGCTTCATTACTCCGGATTCTAATATCTTTAAATCCGTTGGACTCATATTGAAGGGAATGAATTTAAACTCTCCAGATGTTACTCCGATTGAGCCGAATTTGTCAGCTCCCCCCACTCTTCTCTTTACTGCTTCATCAGCCCATTTCTTTTCCTCAGCTGTTAATGGCTTCTCTCTGCTACTTGAGATCATTCCCATTGCGCCCCTATTTTTAATCATTGAGGCATCTGCTGTGATTATCTGATTAGAGGCGTCAACTGTTCTAGCTCCTGCTTGTAGTGGACTCATACCCATACAATGCTTGTCTGATTTGTCCGGATTGAATGATTTTATGTGAACAACCTCCTCAGGACTATATTTATATTCACTTTTTCCAAATTTATATTTGAATAATGTGGGCTGATAACCTTTGAATGTTTCCTTAGAATCTACTTGAAGATATTGAGTAGCTAAGTTATATCTCTTTGTAGGCGTTTTAAAGCCTATTGGAATCAATCTGTATTGTATAGTGTTGCCAGATATTAACTTATACGCTAAGGCTTCATGGATAAAGTCCTTATAGCTCATGTCTTCATTAGGCCGGTGAACAAAATCAAAGATTTCTCCTGACGTTATCTCTTCCTTATATCCGGATGAATCTATCTTGAATAATTTAATTGGAATATCTGAGGCAGTTTCACAAATTCGATTGACTATTGAATAAACATAAGTGTTTAAACTGAACCCCTCATTAACATAACTAGCTTGATCTGATTTGCTCCAAAGGAATGAAGTGGAAAAATATTTGAATAGCTCAGAGTTCCTAGATGGATTAATATAATTAAGGCCTTTCTTGATTAAATCGAGCAAAGTATTTCTGTTTTGTTTCAACAAAAATAATCTTTTTTATTTCAATATTTAATTTTCATTCAATTCTAACTGTTCTAATGCCTTAAATATTTGTAAAGAAACTTGAGGAACTATTGCGTTTCCTGCTCCTTTAATTGATTCGGTTCTCCATCTAGGAAAGGTAATTCCGTCCAATTTGGAGGAAAGCCCATCATCTCCATCACAAATTGGGGCTTGAGTTGGGAACTCTTCCCAGTAATTTTGTTCATCAATGGAGTTAATGCTGTTCCCATTTGGCTGCCCTTTTTCCATTTTAGAGTATATTTTTCGCCCTCCGCTGCGTTTGGTGTCGGCAGCATCATTTTTGCAATGGCATCCTCTAAGTTTCCCTTTCCCCTGTCCTTTGATGCATTCCCCCTCGAGGCAGCTTCTCTCGGTGTTGGAAGTAGTCCCATTCCTGCCATTCTTCCCAAATTCAGGCTGTGGCTGCTCTTTCCGTCCTTTGTTTTCCTTCTTCCTGTTTCCGTTAATTCCGCTTTGCTCGTTGGTTCTTGAGTTGTTGGTGTCGGAAGCATCCCCAATACCGCAAAGTTTTGTAGGTACATAGCCCTTCTTTTCCCTCCGTATTTTTTCTGTCTTTCTTTCGTTTTCTCGATTGTTGTTTCTCTTATTTGCGCCATTGGAGTAGGCAACAAACCAGATTCTATCTCTTCTGTGGGGAGCTCCGACACTTGCAGCTGGAAGTATAATCGGTTGTACTTCGTACCCTTCAGCTTCCAAGTCAGATTGCACCTCTTCGAATACCAATCCCCCTGACCAACTAAGTAACCCAGAAACGTTTTCGCCCACGATGTACCTGGGCTTAATCTCTCTAATTGCCCTAAGCATTTCAGGCCAGAGATGTCTATCGTCTTCCTTACCAAGTCTTTTACCTGCTGATGAATAAGGTTGGCACGGTTAAGGGAAGCCCCCGGTAACGATAATATCATCGTTTCTCCAGGAGCTTCCGAATCGTTTTGAAAGTTCAATGTCAATTGTTTCATAAGTAAAATCGTGTATGTCTGAATGATGATAAGCGTTTGGCCAGTAGTGGTTTAATATTTTTTGTCCGAAAGGATTTATTTCACAAGTTGCTAAAGTTTTCCACCCCATCCATTTTGCTGCAAGTGAAAAACCTCCTATACCCTCGAATAATCCGATGTGTATCATTTTTTCCTGCCTTTTGTATATTGATTATTATGAGGCGAATATCTTCTTGTATGTTCAGATTTAGGTAAGCATTCAAGATTATCTATTCGATTGTCATCTTTCTTTTCGTTGATGTGATGAATATCCCAGCCCTCTGGTATGTCTCCTCTTTCATTCATCCAAACATACCTGTGCATTAGACACCTTTCATTAGTTGTTTCAGAATAATATCCTGTATTCCTTAACGTGAATTTTTTACCATCATACATTTGATGTGGCCTAAAATTAACACCTCTCAACGTAAAATTACGTAGTTTGAACGCCTTAAAAACTCCTTGTCTTGTTACACCAATTTCTTTCGCCACCTGCTCAAGCGAACACCCATCAAGGTATAGTTGGTATGCTTTATCGTATGCAGGATTCCTTTTGTTTGCCATCTTACAAAGATAACCTTAATAGTTGACAAATACAAACGTTTTCCCATCCCATCCATTGGGCTGCTAAATCAAATCCACCTATTCCGCTAAATAATGAGCCGTGTTTCATTTCAACATAAATCTAATCTCTTGTTCAATTTCAGCGTCAACTAATAATTTTTGAGTCTTAGTTAATTTCAATTTTCCATTTTCATCAATGATGCTAATCTCATAATCTATTAACTTACTATCAATTATTCTTATTGAATATTGTATCGCTAATTCTTTTGCTTCAGGCACTGCCTGTACCATTTTGTCCTCCGATGGAATGAAGATACTATCTACTATATCCCAATCTATCTCAGTATAAAGTTCTTCTATTAAATAGAATCTGCTCAATAGAGCCTTTAATATGCTTGATTTTATTGTTCTCATTGTGCTAATTTTGGTTTCTTAAATAACTTGACGTGGCAAATATACTAATTATACTTACTTATTAATCTTTTAATCAAGAAAAATAAATATCTTCATGCAATTCAAAGTAATAACGTAGCATGATACTATCCCATTCATCCGGAGAACGTCCAATGGCATTCTTAACGTCTTTCTTTCTTATTACTTCCTGCTTGCCCTCTGAGTCGAGGTCCTTCATCTTAACCATTTGCATCTCCTCAGTTGTGATTTCAATAACGTCTGATTTAGTGCAAAGCTCAACTACTTGCCTCTTTTGAATCTTATCAGCCATCTTGATATAGCATTGGCTCTTTAAATTCTTAAATTCCTCTCCGTTTACCGGCCTTGAATTATTAACGAAACCAAGGCAACCTAAGTAATCCTCTACTCCTCCCCCGACTCCATCAGAATCAACTACCGTTTTTGAATTAGGAATCTCATACTTTTCTTGAATCCTCCTTGCTTTCTCAACTACTTGATTCACCTTGCTAACCTCCATTGAGAATCTTGCAATACATACCCACCCATCCCATACTCTGAATACAGAATTATCCTTGCCTAATCTTGCAGGATCAATGGTTAAAAATCTCTCTCCGGTTGGCTTTATATGTTGACCGTTGAAGTAATCCATTATTGCATCGTAAGAAATTAAAGTATTTGCATCGTCATCATAATCAAAATCCCCCTTTACTTGCTTTTGATACTCAACCTCTCGCATCAACCCGGCTTGATAGGCTAATTCTTTCTCTTCAATCCATCTCTTTGCTTCAGGACTAGGATTATCTGACGGCAAAGCCCTAATAAATACGCTCTCTTTTGATTCAGTTCCTTTCTTAAATGGCATCCAAAACCTCTTATGAACGTGAGTTTTTAAGGGATTAAACACTTCCATAACCTTTCCCATATTTCCATGCTTGATTGTACCATAAGATCCAACTCGCTCAATTATCTTTTCAATTATCTTTAATTCAATGTTTTCAGATTGATCGATGAATGCATTTGAAATCTCTAATGAGCCAAAAGCTGTCGCATCTTTATCGCTTGGACGTAGCTGTAAATTCTTAATTACTATCTCGCTATTTGGCTCATAAAAATTTATCTCATTGCTTTGCTTATTGTGATTGTAGTCGGTTTCTTTAGTGAAGCCAAAATTATCTAAAGCCCTCATAAGAGTTTTAAAGGTCGTTGAATTGAATTGCGTTAAATCCTTTCTCCCCATCAATTGCCTGCTTTGAGGGAAGGCGTAACACTCAAACAATGCTGCTAATGCTATCAATGCAGACTTTCCTCCCCTTGCAGCCCCTCCATAGCCTATTGATATAGTTTGATTGTCGTTAAGCTTCTCTAAAGCCTCTATTTGTTTTGCATGAAATTTGAATATAGAATCCTGATAAGCATCATAAAATTGAATAGAACTAAACATCCCCAATTTATAGAGTTCCACATTGGTATGAAATTCATCAATTATCATTCTTTTTCTATTTTTGTAAGTGATTGATTTTAAGTCACAAAGTTACAAAGTTGCACGGGGTGGAGCCAACTTTATTCTAGTCTTTCCTTCTTGCTTTAACTTGGAGCTCAACCAAAGTTGCTAATTCATCCCTAGTAAGCCTGCTTAAATCAATCTTATCATCAACAACCTTTTGTCGGTTATGAACCTCATAGCCGCCTAAATGCTTCATTAGTATATTATTCGCCTGGGCTCTATCGTTCCTATTCTGTAAAGATATTTCATGAACACGATTCAACACTCCCTCCAATGTAACTATCGTTTTATTAGCCGCTGTTAGCCTCAGTTCCTCAACCTTGTTAATTACTTGTTCCCTATTACTGACCGCTACTGTATTACGTTGTAACGTCTCAGGCTTCATATTTTCACTTGAATAAGCTTGTCTGTAAGCCTCTGATTTGTTTCCTGTCTTTACATACACTAAAGCCCACTTCAGCTCCCTTTGAGTGATTTTCCTTATTTTCTTTTTCTTTTTCATAGCCGTTCTTTTAGCCTTGTAAATTTACTCTTAAATATATTGGTTGTTTTTATGCTGCCTACATTGATGAGGGTAGCATGGTTATTTATGGCTTCACTTTTTATACTTGTCATTAGGCTTAATACTACTCTATCACTTTTATTTCAGTTAGTAACTCATCAAAGTTGTAATTAATCCAATGTTCACCATCTATGT